GACTTTTAATCTATGAGTTGCGGGTTCGACCCCCGTGCGCCCCACTCTGGTTCCATGAGGTAAAGGCAAGCCTGCGAGGTTTTCACCCTCGTTGTCCGGGTTCGACTTCCCGGTGGAACTACGCCTCCTTAGAGTAGCGGTCATCTCGTCGCGTTCTCAGCGCGAAGATCGCCGGTTCGAACCCGGCAGGAGGTACGCAACAACTAAACAGTGGCATGTAGCTCAATTAGGCAGCAGCGCCTGGCCGTTAACCAGGAGGTTGAAGGTTCGATTCCTTCCGTGCCAGCGATATCGCTAGTGTCCGGTTATAGGTGATTGGAATTCTGGGGTCATTCCCCGGTGAGGTCGGACGCCTTGGGATGTGGTGTAACGGCAGCATGACAGGCTCTGAACCTGTCGGTTTTTGGTTCGAATCCAGGCATCCCAGCGGTACAACTTAATGCGGGGTATATCAGCGGCAGATTGTCGGCCTCATAAGCCTGACGGACAAGGGTTCGAGTCCCTTCCTCGCTACTAGACAGGTAGTCCGGTTCGACTCCGGCGGCGTGGCCGCGGCGACGCTGAAGTGTAATGGGAGCACGCCTGTCGCCAAACGCGCGGTGGAGGAGTTAGGTTCCTTGCAGGGTTCATACCCCTGAGACGCTCGGTTCGAATCCGGCCCGCGCAACTAAGCCTAGGAATGGGCACTCGTGTGGCATATTCTGGTGGTGTGTCTGTGCCTGATGGTTCGTTGCCTGATGTTGAGGTTGGTCGGTTCGCGTTGCGGACGTTCGCGCTCAGATACATCCGTGTGACTGATCCGGCGCTTAGATACACAGGTTGGGAGACTGTGACTGATCTGGTTCAGAGGTTCGGGTGGTGGGAGGAAGGCCCGAACGCGGTTGTTAAGGTGTGGGCGTCGCCGTCGTATGCGAAGGATGGTGATTGGGAGGACGGCACGTGTACGGCGACCTGTTCCCGCGGCCCGCAGGTCAACCGTAAGCTGCGCCAGAATAAGCTGGGCCAGAATGTGTATACGCACGAGGCGGCGCATCAGGTTCCTGATATGGATTGTTCTTGCGGTATTTATGGGTCGTTGTCGTATGCGGATCTGATTCACCAGTATAAGAGGAATGCGCATAATATTGTTGCGGTGGTTGCTGCTGAGGGTGCGACGGTGATCGGGGATCGCGGTTTGCGGACGGCGTTCGCCCGGGTGGTGGCGTATTGGGTCGGTCCGGACCCGGTTCATATTAAGGTGGCTGAGGTTCAGTTTTCGGGGGCGAAGCGGTTCGATTCGATCACCGATATGTTGCCGGCGTACGGGTTGGCGTTGTTGCCGCCGGGTGTGGAACCGGACGGTAGTGGCCCGAACTGGTGGACGGAGAAAACCGGTGGCCGCTGACGAGTGGGACGCTTTGAACTGGTCGGAGAAGGACGGCGTCTGGTACGCCGGCTCAGTGACTGGCGGTGTCTACAAGGTTTTTAAGTCCCCATACGATTTCATCAGATCCACCTTTGGTTTAGAGAAGACGAAAAGCGAGTTGTGGGAGTGTGACTATACGTCGTCGCGGTCGGGGAAGTTGATCGGTCACGTGGGGGAAAGCTACGACCTTGCGGAGATCAAGAAAGCGGCTGCGGCGCATCATACTAAGCGGCGGCTGTTGGGGTTTGTGGATATTATGTCTCGTCCGGTGTGGCATCCGGCGTCTGAGTTGCCGGCGTTTCTGCAGCGTAAATCTGGTGCTCTGGATGAGTGGAGATCAGACCACGGCGAGGGCGGCGAATGACCACCAATGCACTGCGCTACTTCACGACCATGCCCATCGTGCCGAACGGCGCGAGGCGGAACTTCCAAATCTATCGGCGCGACGGCGAACCGGCCTACATCATGAGCGTCGGCCCGAATACTACAGGCATTCTGGTGCCGGACGGTTGCGCGGCGGCGGAGATGATCACGATCGAGTTGAATGCTTGACAGCACCATAGTGGTGTGGGTAGGTTGTTGGTGTGTAGGTAGCCAAGTACTTAAGCCCATCAACCACCGTCTGGTCGTTGGTGGGCTTTCTTGTGTCTGAAACCCCTAGCGTTAAAGGCCAGCTTGGTGGTAGGCTTGCACACCGTTACGAAGGATCAAAGTGAGGAACGATGACCAATCAAATTAAGCTCAACCAAATCATTGCCATCGAGAAAGGTGTCAAGAATCAGACCACCCGCGTGGAGACTGATCTGTACCACTCTTTGGAGAAGAAGCAGCTTTTCGCGGGTTTGAGTCGGACGTACCGTCCGAAGGATGAGGAGGACGGTGACCGTCTTCCGCCGGAGTCGGTGTCGGTTCAGATCAAGTCGACGGATGTGCTTAAGCAGCTCACCCAGGTGTTGACGAGGCTGTTCGATGTCACGGCCACTAAGGACGCGGCTAACACCAGGGCCAAGGCCGACGTTGTTGTAGACGGAACTGTGATCGCGGCGGCGGTGCCGGTGACGACGTTGATGTTCTTCGAGAAGGAGTTGGAGAAGATCGCTGCGTTCGTGGGCCGGGTGCCTCTGCTTGATCCGGCTATCCAGTGGAGTTACGACGATTCGGTCGGGGTGTTCCGGTCCGCTCCGGTGGAGACGGTCCGCACGAAGAAGGTTCCGAAGAACCACGTGCTGGCCGAGGCCACGAAGGAACACCCTGCGCAGGTGCAGATGTTCACCGAAGATATCCCTGTCGGTATGTGGTCGAAGACCGAGTTTTCCGGTGCGATGAAGGCTGATGACGTCGCCGCTATCGCGTCGCGGGTCGATAAGCTGCGCACCGCGGTGAAGTTCGCGCGGGAAGAAGCTAACAGCATCGCCGTGGAGGACGTTCACTACGGCGAGAACATCCTTAACTACCTCTTCGAAGGAGGTTCACAAGTTTCGGGTTGAGCACCCGATGCCAAGCGCAGCTTGGCGAATCTCAGATTGATGATTGAAGCTGAGATAACCGATGTCCAGTGCAAGTTCGAATCTTGCCCTCGGCTCCACATGCCGGGGTAGCCCAATTGGTAGAGGCAACATCGGCCATCAACGTTAAATTATTGCTCTAGATTCAAACCCAGGTAGACGTGTCAAATCGACCGGGTGAAGGTAGACGTAGCAGAGATGGTGGTTCAATCCCGCCCGCCCCCTCCAAAATTCATGGGGGCGTGGCCCAATGGCAAGGCGCTGCGACACTTAAACTAACCTTCGTCCTTAAATGTGTTGACACGGAAATGAATACCACCAAATGACCCGAAAAATCATTTGATTTGATGCCGGGCCGCCGGAGATGCGGCCCGGCATCCCTAAGGCGCACGTTCCGGTGACTAGCGAAGCTCTAACCTTCGCGACCGCGGGTTCGACTCCCGCATGCGCCGCGTGAAAGCCAGGTTCCAAACCATCCCGCCGGAATGTCAGCACTGCGGCATCATCGACAGTCCAGACTTTGGTGCCCCGGTGGATTGCTACGAAGACAACGAACCCGACCCGCGCTGGTTCATGTGGTTATGCGCTAATTGCCGAACCGACCAGTGGCATGCCAGCAACGGCACGGTCTCGTTGCGGGAGTTCCTTGGGCAAACCGAACTGGAACATAAATACTGGGTCGAAGGCAAGTGGGAGCCGTTCGCTGACGCTTACTACGAACGTGTCTGCGGAAACGACTGACATTCACTGTCCGCGGTCGTGGATGTCTTTGACCATGGCGTGGATTTTCATCATGGTTTCGTGGTTGGCGTCGGCTTGGGCGTCTTGGCGTGCGGTGATCTCGTTTGCTGTTCGTTGCAGAGCCGGCAACGCCCACCATTGAATCCAGTTGGAGAAGATGAGGACTTTCATCGCTAACGCCGCGTTTCCGACGGTGACTACGGGCAGGAAAAGGGCGATGTCGAACATGAGCTTTGAGGCCAGTAGGTGGTGGGCCAGCCATGCGCACAGTTTGTCGTTCATGCGGCCCAGCCAGCTTGAAGCCGTCGCCTGATATTTTTCCAGGTGTTCGTCGCGGTGCCGGATCGCCATAAATCTGATTATCGCCGCGGTTTACCAGTCCTATAGGCAGGACATGGATTGTGTGTTAATCTGATCGGCTGCCCCGAACCACTCTGGAGGTTACTATGCCCGGCTAACCCTCCTTCCTGTTGCATAGGAAAGGAGGCAAACAATGCCTGGTCCGATGTCCGCCCCGAACGGGGACGCTCGACTGGTCGCGATGACAGCCGAGCAGCGAGCGAACTTGCTTGCCGGCAAGAAACTAACTACCGGTAAAACCCGGAAGAAGAAGGGAGACCTCATGCCGAGGATATAGGTGCGCACAGGGCGCGCCATATTGGCATGAGAGGAGGCAGCTGTGGCTGCCGTCCAGAAAAACAAGGTTCGCGGCGCGGCCCCCAAGGTCCGCAACGCTAACCGCGCGAAGGGTTACTGGCTGAGTTTGCACAACGCCCGCGCTAACCGCCCCAACCGTGAACTGGTGCACCGCAACGCACGCCAGGGGATCAACTTCCCCGAGCTTCACCACGTTGGGGCTGCCGCATATCGCCGGCTTCGTGTACGCTGACGGGTGCTGATTATCGACTGGTGTTACCGGTGCCGCGGCGTTGAGGAAGACGCCGCGGCACCGTCACCCAAGTGCCGAGGCGGCGGCTAACCCGCAACACATGAAGATCGGTAAATTCCTTGACCACATGGACAAGGTCTATCATCACCATAATCACGGTCCATTCGGGTGGGTTTTCTGCGACCTGCTGGACTACTACTACGGGCAGTCGGCCAAGTCCTTGTTCAAGGAGCGGTGGGGCCGCGGCTTGGGCGGTCCCCCGCGTGCTGTGTTCCTACTCGGACCCATGGCGATGGTGAAGTTCGCCAACGGCAGGGTGAAGTGGGATTACAGCAAAGCTGTGCGCCGAACACCACCCCAGGAGTTGTGAGCGCCGAGGATTGCTGCGCCTGTTTAGGCTGCCCCGTCTGCGAACATGACTGCGGCCTACCCAACGAGGAAGGCGAAGCCAACCGGGCGCATTACCGGGCCGTCATCGACGCGGTCGTCACCGGCTTGATCGATGACAAGCTGGTCCGGGTGTGCACATCATGCCAGGCGTTGTTCGACCCGAGGTTCGTGCCCGGTGCCGAAGTCTGCCATAGCTGCTTGACGGTAGACCCTGACTACGGCCACGAAGTGCCACCTAGGGCTATCCCACCCCACTTCGATTGAACTACGAATCGTGCTCCCGCTGAGCCTGATTGGGTGAGGGCGACACGCGCTCCGACCAGTGATAACAATCATATAACGGTGGGGTGACCGGTTGGGTTTGGTAGCGTGCAGGCCATGTCTACCAAACATGTTTTAGCTGCCTGCACGCTTGCCTGCATCATACCCGTTATTGTCCCCGCTCAAACAGCCCACGCCAGCCCGAATTGGGATGCTGTTGCCGCCTGCGAGTCGGGCGGCAACTGGCACATCAACACCGGAAATTCGTTCCACGGTGGACTCCAATTCAGCCTGCCCACCTGGTACGCCAACGGTGGTGTGGGCCTGCCGGAGAACGCGTCCCGCGAGGAGCAGATCGCCGTCGCTGAGCGCGTGCTGGCCACACAAGGTCCGCGGGCTTGGCCTGTATGCTTTGCGCGTGGCTAGTGCCAGTGCGCTAGCATGGTGGTGTGGTTTACACCGTTGCTGACGCGTTGAATAACGCGGTCGCCGCTATCTACGCTGGCGTGGGGCCGTCGCCTCCGCTGGTGGACATTCGGCGCGCTATGCGCCTGCTGGGGATACCGGAAGATGACCGCGCGCAAACTTGGGTGAATAACGGTTCGTCTTACGATCCGGTGGACCAGGGCCAGGAAGTCCCGGGTGAGCACTGATGCATCTAACTGAAGCGTTCGAACTATTAGATGCGTTGGGTGTGCCGCTAGAGAAGGCTAGCGGTGCGCTCCTGGATGCCCTGAAGGGCGGCAGGCTTGAGCTTGACGAGCACCGCAACCTGAGGGTAATCAAGCAGGATCTGATCCCGTGAACATCATGACCTCGACTTCCCTGAGCCTGCGCGGCGATGGTGATGGCCGAACTGAGGATTGACGGTGAGACGGCACGGTGATAACGGTAAGGCGACGTGGGCGAACGAGCGCATCTGTGTTTGCGGTAAGTCGTATCGGACGATGCCTCCGTACACTAATCTGCCGTCGTTCGCGGAGCATGTAGCGAAGGAGGAAGGCATGTCAGACGCTGCGGCGTGGGGCGATAAGCTGCCGAAGTATCCGGCGGTGGAGTGGTTGGATGAGCCGGAGGACCACGACTACGACGCGGCCCGCGAGTATTTGTCGTTGATAGATGACCCGGCTTCGGGGCGGGCGACTGATACGGTCACCCGGTTGCGGGCCGCTGACACGGCCAGCTACTTCGCGAAGGACATTCTGCGGGCTTCGCAGCTGCGGCTGCTTCCCGAGAGTAATCATCATGTGGATAAGGATCTCCGCAAGATCAAGAAAGGTGTCAAGCTGTCTCCGGTGTTGTTGGTTCGGGGTTTCTATTTGAAGAACGGGCCGCTGGTCATCGTGGATGGGTATCACCGGGTGTGCGCCGCCTATTATGTGGACGAGAACGCGCCTATCCGCTGCCGGATCGTCACATGAGCACAGAAGTTCCGGCTTATGACCGTCCGCGCCGCTACCGGGGCCGTGGTCACCGGGCGCTTGCGGCTATTCACGACATCAGAGAGATGCACTTTCAATACCGAGCGCCCGCGTTCGATGAATACGACACCTGCGCTTACTGCAACCAACTTGCTAGAGGTTACGTTCGCTGGCCCTGCGCCACGTACCAAGCCATCGAAAAACACGGCCTTTGAACAACGCTGCTGACGATCCGTGGTTCGTGCCGACCACGGCGGTTCTGCTGGCCCGGTCCTGTATCGACTGCGGCAGGTTGCTGTCCGCGCACCACTTTTGGGGCGGCGAAGGGAAACGCCGGCAGGATTGTTTCAACTGTTCCCGTAAAAGGATGCAGCCCAAGCAGCTCGCGCAGCAGCGTGAGACGGCGAAAGACTGGTACGAATACTGTCAGGAGCTGACGAAGGCGGTCGCTGTCCGGGCGAGTAGCCGGTGGACGTTGGACGACGCGGTGGTGTTACGGGACACCAGTAAGTCGAACTTGGATGCGGCGTTGGAGTTGAGGCGCACGTATGCGTCGGTGTGCGCGCAGCGCCGCCGGCTGGGTGTGGCTGCTCGCCGCCCGGTTGAGGAGTGGCGGATAATCCTTCCAGAACACGCCGGATAAGGCTACGCCTGGGCAGCCCGGTGCCTTACAGTCGGGTGACACTACGAAGGGCGCATCATGGGTTTAATCCCGCAGGAACTGCTCAACAGACTTGGCCATATGGACACCGCTGTGACCACGATGGCCGCGATGGCCGACGATATGAAGGACATCAAAAATTTGCTGCAACAGCTGATCGACATCGAAACCGCCCGCGACGCGGTAACGGGCCGCATCAGGCCGCGGCCAGGGCAGCGTGAGAAACGCGCCGGCTGATGGCCGACGAACACCTGTTGTTTGAAACCGACAACGGTGTCCGGATCTACTACAAACCGGGCACCACCCAGCTACGCATGTCGGTACCCAACCCGGTCACCGACCTGGTCGCCCAAGACTTGTACGCGGTTAAGGAGCGGTTGAAGCAGTTGGCCGATTTCAGTCCGGAAGCCGAAGAGTCTTACGAGGACATGGTCGGCAAACTTTGGTGGAGGAAGAATGTATCAGGGCAATATGACGGATTGGATCCCGCCGCGGATGAATGACAGCGTTTATCCGCTCACCGAGCAGGAGCTGGCCGCCGCGGAGAACGCACTCGATGAAGCTATCACCGGGTCCGCGTCTTTGACATCATGTGTGCACGCGGCGCTAGGCGCTATACACCGGCTAAGAGACAATGCTGGCACAGACATAATTAATCACCCCCCGCACTACAACAATCATCCTAGCGGCGTGGAAACCTTAGAGGTGACCAGGCTGTGTGGCTTCAGCATGGGTAACGCGATTAAGTATTGCTGGAGATATGCGGATAAGAACGGTGTTGAGGACCTGAAGAAGGCCCGCTTTTATCTGAAGGATTTGTTGGCCACCGGTCAGGCTTCCCGCCCACCGTTCAAGGCTAACGAGCTGTTGCGACAGGTGGTCGCCGCCGATCATGATCTGCTGCGTATCGAGCTGCTGGGGCGTATCCGTTACGGCCAGATCGCTGAGGCCATCGCACTGATCTCACGGGAGGTTGGCGATGAGTGACCGCATCCCGCACACCTTCTCCGAAGGCGGTGTGGACCACATCAGTTTCTATGACCGGCATTCGGGTGTGGTTTTCACCCACGAGATTCTGCCGGCGGCTGATGATCTGGATATGATAGGAGAATGATGATGGATAACCTTGTGACTGTGACGTTGTCGAACGCCCGTGGTCAGGTGAAGCTGAACCCGACGACGATCCATAGTATTCGCCCGCGGACCACAGGCAGCGGCTCTGTGATCGTCTGCATCGGCGGAGCTGTTTACTGTGTCGAGGAATCCCTGGTCGGGTGACGCTGACGGCTACCGGGGTAGCGCTGCAACATTACGTGTGGCCCATGCGGCACGCGAGGGGGTTTTGGTTTCACACCAAACAACGCACCCGGCGGTGCGACCTCCAAGCCACGACGCTCCACATATAGGAATCAGGAATGAATAACGGAGATTACAGCGAACTCGACATCCAGGCGTCCAGATACTGCCTGGATCAGGCCACAAAGTTGGACGAGTCCCGAAACAAGGGTGTCGTCGTGAAGACGCTTGAAGAATTGTTGGCTGATGCCGATCTGATTTGGCAGTGGATGGCCGGCCAGTATCAGCCGCCGTCTCCGTCGTCTGGAAGCGTTAACGGTAACGGTTCGTTGGCTGCCGCGACGGCGAAAGGCCGGTCCGTCGGCTACCAGGCGTGGCACGCCGGTTCGGTTCCCGGCGTGGACGCTGAGGAACGCTGAGGAGTATGTTTCGGCGCAGAACGCCTCGTAGACCAGTCCAAGATGTTGTGAATTGGGGGCTGGCCGATCGGGGCGGCGTGTTTGTGCTCTACTTGCCGGATGGCAGCGAAGTGTGGATCAGGCGCAAGTATGGGCGCGTGCTGGTCCGCGCGTTGGCCGACTTCGTAAGTCCGCGCAACCAGGTGTTTTTCACGCTGTGCAAGCACTGCAATCGGGCTATCACCTTGAACCCTGCGGACTTCAAAGGGTTCGAACCGGACTGGAATGGTCGCCGCTACTGGGGCCACATGATGCCGCCCGGCGATGAGCACCTGCCTTCGCCGAAGTCTCCGCTGCGGTGGTACCCGCCGTGGAGCGTTAGTCGCTGATAGCGAGTGCCCGGGTCTGCTGGAACACGCTGTTCATCCGCAGGACGAACACGTTAACTGCGGTGTCGGTTGGGTTGGTGCCCAGTTTTTCGGCGGCGTGATCGGTTTCGCGGACCAACTCTTCTGCTTTGGCCCGGTCGGCGTCCGACAGGTTGGGGCGCTCCAAAATCTTCCCCAGAATCCCGTAGCTGCTGGCGAGGATCATGTTCGGGGTTGGTGTGTTCGCGGCGTAGGTGTCGTATCCGAGGCGTTTCGTGTTCCCGGCGATCAGTTCGAACGGGTACGAAATGTTGGTCAGCAGCCGTTGCAGATACTGCATGGAACCTTCCCACGTGACGTTGCGCCACCGCTCAGGGGCGTGCCACGGCCCTAGGAAACCGTTCGGCTGGTGGATCACCTCAGTTTTGATGAACGGGAATTTGACGTATTCCACCAGGATGTCCCAGTAGGCGACGGTCGGGTCGTCGTCCGTCCCGTCGGACCACGGCGCTGCCGGTGACTGCTGGATAGCGGCGTGGGCTTTCTCCGCGGACAGGTACGGTTCGACATGCAGCCCAACCACCAGGGCGTTCCCGATGATGTTTCCTTCGTCGTTGACGTTGAGGAACGACAGTGTGCGCTCGTTAAGTTCGACAGCCACGAAGAAGCTGGTGTTCTCGGCGGCGGTGTACACGTCGGCACCGGTGAACGAATCCCACATCTGCGTCAGCGGATACAGCGGCCCGTACACACTGTCGTCGGCGAACACGACCCGGTCGTAGTCGTCCAGCCAGCCGTTTTGCACGGCGAGCCACCAACCGTGGTGCCACGCATCACCTTTGTGGCAGTACACGCCTTTGCAGAGCGGCCAAATGTTGGCTGCGGCTTCGGGATTCAGCTGGCCGCTTGACACAAAGACGATGTCCCCAAGCTCCCGTAGCTGTTCCAGGTAGTACTGGATTCGCCGGTCGACGGTGTCGAACACGTCGTTGTGGGCGAAAAAGATCAGTGTGCGCATCAAACCTCCCGCGGGAAAAGGGCCGCGATGTCGTCAATGAATCCTGCGGATTCGAGGGCGATCACCACCCGGTAGTAATTGAACCATTTCTGATGTTTGTCGAAGTCGCCTAGCAGGGCCATGACGAGGTCGGCTGCGGCGTCCTCGAAGCCGGGCTTCGTGTCATCTATCTTGAACATGTCGGGGATCGGCACATCAACCATGTTGCCGGCGCTTCCGCGGCGGTTAACAACAACACGCGCCCCGCACACCGCGGCTTCTCGCGGCAACCTGTCCTTACCGGGGTGCGGACCGAAGTCGATGTACACCTTCGCCTGTTCAAGTAGCTCCTTCACCTGGTGCGGCCACATCCGTGTCACCGCGGCCACTTCCGGCGCGTTATCGCGCTGGGCCAGCACATCAAGTATCAGCTGGGTCCGGGGCATCCCCTTCGCCGGGTTGTAGACAACCAGATCCCGGCGCTCCCGGGGCACCTGAACAACACTAAGATTATCCAGATAGATGTTCGAAAGCCGATCAGATAGCCGATGCGCCGGCCCCAACCCCTCAGCCTCCAGGAACTCGCGCGCATATTCGCTCTGATATAAATGCTTGTCCACGCACCTACGCAGAACATTCAGATCATCCTCGAAATCCGACCCCCGAAGCTCCGCGGCCCGAAAGAAGCCATCAACGCTGAGCCACCAGAAAAAAGTTTCCGTCCCAGGAAACCTGTCAACCGCCTGAACCGCGGCCTCCGGGAAGATCACCACCGAACCAGGTTCCACATCCTCCGCGGTCGCCGACCGGACATGGTATTTCTGGTAACACAGCGGCACCTCCCACCGCTGACCAGGCAACCGATCCGGCCACGTGAACGGCAAATACAGCATGAACGCCCGCTCACCCGCCCGGTTCAACACATCACCCAACTGGTGACAAAGCTCCGGGCCGCCGCTAACACAATTAGACGGCGCAACGATGAAGATCTTCCGCACAACGGCCATCCTAGTGGTACCCGTGGTGGGATTCGAACCCACATGGCTGTTGCCGACCGGACTTAAATCGGTTGCGTATGCCGTTCCGCCACACGGGCGTATCATGAACTTAGGGAACGGCCATTAAGATGGCGACACCCCAGGGCTGGACCGCCGTTCCCGCTAACGTACCCGGCGGGAGATTCGAACTCCCAACCACCACCTTTTGAGGATGGTCGCTCTGCCTGTTGGCGCACCCGGGCGTACTCCGAGCGAGAGTCGAACTCGCAGACACCAGCACCTCGAGCTGACGGCTTTGCCTGTTTGCCTATCGGAGCGTACCTCGCCCGAGAGTCGAACTCGGAAACATCAGAATCTGAATCTGACGGCTTTGCCATGGTTTGCCTAGCGAGGCTTGTTGCGGAAGGTAGAGGTGTCGATCCCCCGGGATGATTACCGCTTGGATGCTTTCAAGGCAACCTGGCTGGCCGCAGCCGTACCTTCCATCGCGGAAGGTGGAGGTCTTGATCCCCATCACACTTTCGTGGACGCTGGCATTAGCAGTACCGCCCGAACACCCGATCGGTTCACCTTCCCTGACTATGTAAGTCGGGAGGTACTCGATCGTAAGAATAGGTGCAATCGTTGGGCGGTCATGCCTATATGATACGGCAGTGACGTACCCGAACACAACTACTGTCTATCTGTCGTCTTCGTCTACTATCGTGACGGTTCCGTCTGGCATCGGTACGTTTTACTTGGCTAGCAGCGGGACCGGTGTCGCCATGGTGTATCTGCTGAGTCAGGGGCATTCGGTTATGCCGGGCGGTGTGTTGACAGCTACAGTTACGGGATTCCAATGAGCGCCCCGGGCGGCGGGTACGCCAAAGTGTCGACTACCTGGGTGGGTGGTGGTGCCTCCGGTGGGGTGGTGTCCATCCAGGTTCCGGCTGCGCAGCTGGGAAGCGGCCCGGGGAGTTGGTGCCTGAGTCCGGTAACCGTAACCGTTTCAAGGTTGCCGGGAGGCATATTGACGTTGTCGGCGTGCTCCCGGGAGCCTATATGAAGGCACGGTTGTTCGGCGGGCCGCGTAATGGTAAAGAGATCGATTACGCCGGCGACTCCACTGATTATGCCCACCCAGAGATCCTGTCGACCGGGGCTGGGTGGGACCAGATATTGAGGTGGCACACCTATGTGCCGATCAATAGGTTGCCGTTGCTGGCGCATGATTGCCGAGGCGGCTGCCCATACCCGGATGTTCCCGGTCACACGTTGGCGGTGGATAACGACTGCGACCCTCCGGTGCACGTGGTTGAGTATGCGTTGCGTAGTTGGGTGCGCAGGACGATGGGCGGAGGCTTTATGGCTGCGTATGCGTGGTGCGCGAATGAAGTTGGATAGACCGTTCCGGGTGGTGACGCACCGCAACTGGCTGGCTGAGCACTTCAAAGAATACGGTGCGGTGCAGGACTTCGGATTCGATATCGATCCTGATACCGCGGAGTCTGCGTATTGGTGGGCACCTGGGGCGTGGGTGGCGTGCGCGTGGCAGTCGGGTGTGCGGCTGCCGTTGCTACTGTGTGGGCATCGGTGGATGGAAGACCTTCCGTACGAATATAAGGAACGGGATATCGCTGTCCGTAAGATCGAGGACATTGAGGACGCCCCGGATGCCGGTGAGGAACTTGTGCACGTGAAGTTGCCGGAAGCCAAGCTGGACAGCTTTCCGGCCAGCGTGTTCCACGCCAGCCATTTGGGTACGTCGTTGAAGCAGTTCTGGGTGCCCAAGGGTACGTTGTTGCAGCTGTCTGAGGTTGTGCATTTCGTTCGGGAGTGCCGGTTCTGGATGTGTCACGGCGTGGTGACCGCGCATTCCTGGTATTTAGTGGACGGCATGTTGTGGGATCACCCCGACTTTAAGGGCGACGCCCACTACGACAGCAAAGACCACACCTATCTGGATATGGCTGACCTGGCCGAGGATGTGGCCGCGAATGTGGCTTGCCCGCCGGGGTTCACCATCGACATGGGACTCACCGACGACGGCAGGATCCTTGTGGTGGAAACCAACGCGTCCTGGTCGAGTTCACCTTACAACGGCGACCCGGAAGGAATCATCGACAGCATCGCGGCCAGCCACGACTTCGACAACGAATATCCGCAGTGGCGGTGGCGACCCAACCCGGTGTACGGGATCGTTCAGCCGCTGAAGTGGGCGGAAGTTATCAACGGAGGCCGGCGCGAATCCAGTTAAAGAAACCAGCGGCTGCGGCTTTCTTGTCCATCTCGGATAGCGGCGGAGCGTTTTGGGCCATCTCCGCTAACGCCACCTCGTCGCGCTGCCGGCGCTGGATGTCCACGACTGCGCTGGCACGCTCAGCCCTTATGCGCAGCACCTCCAAGTGGGCTTCGGCGTCCTTAACTTCACGCGCCAAGTCTTTCCGCTCCCGCTCCGCTTTAGCTAGCGCGATGTTGGCTTTGTCCAATTCGGTGACTGTTTCGCCGTCGAGTTCCAAGCGTTCAATGCCGAGAAGGGAACCGACGAGCATGCGCCCTTCGGCGCGCTGCGGATCTTCCCCCGCCGCGGGTGTCCCGCCTTTAGTTATCACGCTTTCTCCTATCTTCACTGTGAAACGACGCTATCTTAGCGGCGGCGGGTTTGCCGTTAACGCCGCGCCGGGCTGTGTACTGCGGGTGTAGACTTCAATCGTGTTAAGGAACTGGTGGCTAGACCACGCCCCCTACCCCTTCTGGACATCATGCTGCGGGGTGTGGTCGCCGTGGTGCTGGATAGACGACATTGCGCACCTGTGGTTCCCTATAACGTTCGGGTTTCACCGCGACAGTGTTTCGCATTGGCCGCTTAAGGAGCCGTGGCTATGTCGGAAGCATACCCGTGCAGCGCATCGGTATGCGGAAAGGCGATGATTAAGCCAGCGCGCCGCGGAGCAGCATCGCCAAAGAGATAATCTGCATCGATGACGCAGCCCACACCAGCACAAAAACCGGCAGCCTCATTTAACAACCAGGCCTGGGCAGTTACCTTTAGGTAGTCCGTGCCATTCGTTGCCGCACCGGTCGCACACCTGGGTGAACTTCCACGGCGTGTGGGCCTGCGGCAACGTCAGTTCGTAGTCGACCAGCTCATCTATCTCGTCGGGTTCCTCAGGCATCCGGTCACCAGATCTCACTCGGCGTCCCTAGATGCAGCGGCGGGTCGTCGGTGCCCCGGTTCTGATTACAGTCATGATGGGAAGCCCCGAAGTTCAGAACATCCAACACCAGGTCTGGGCGTTCTTTCACGGTTTTGATGTGGTCCAGTTCGAACGCTTGTGGATGCCCGTAATCCAGCCGGTAGTCGATGGCGTCGCCGCACAGGTGGCACGGTTCCCGGTTGCGTGCGCAGTTCGCACGGAATTTGGCTTTCAAATTTTTGAAGACGGGACCGTCGCGCATCTCGCGGGCCTTGTCCCGATCGGCTTGCGTTTGGGGCCGCCGCCCAATCGTCGCCGACTCGGGTGTGTCGTTCAGTTCGTCTTCGTCCATCACAGATACTCGGGTTTCGCCCACCGTGTCCGCACCCATGGCCGGTCCTCGGTCATCGGTGGCACCGTCACAGGTTCGCGGCGGCGCAGCGAGTTGATCACCTCAAGTGCCCGCATGGCGCTGCGGTGTTCGTCTTCGCTGTTGGCGATGAGGATCATCACGCCGACCGGTTCAGGGCGCGTTGCCGCCAGTTACTTCCAACCAGGCTGAGCGGCATGCTGTCGTCGTTCGGCGGCGTCCACACCACGTCGCTGGGCGACTGGTAGGGCAGCAGGTCCAGGGTGGGGCTGGTGAGGCACACCGGGGTGGTGTCAGTCGGAGCGGTGAACGCGAACGGTGCCAAATACTGCGACGCCCCGTTGAACGTGACGTTGCTGAAGCTCACATCATAGATGAGTGGGCCACCCAGGTTGAGCTGCGCAATGTTGGACGCCAACTGAAAACCTGGGGTGTCTACGTAGTCGATGGTGGACAGGACACCGTTAGCGATACGCGCCGTCAACGGTGGCAAAGACACGGCGGCGTTACCGATGATTTCCGGGGAACCCAGCGCGGTAACCGTCACCGTGACCTCGCAGAACCCGGCACCTTCAGGGTTGGTGAGCAGGCTACCGTCGCCGGTGATCGGCTCAATGAACCGGTAGCCCAGGTTGTTGGTGAACAGCACATCGTAGGCTTGCGGTTCCACATCGGCCACGACAGTGACGTTGTTGGAACCGATAGACGTCAACGCCACCAGCGCGTCATGCACCTGGGTGGGGGTCGCGTCGAACGCCAGCGCGGTGGTGGTGTAGCCGCCGTAAGACAACGTGAACGTGCCGCCGTTGGGGTTGCCGATAAGGTTGATCGTCTGCTCAGCGTTGTACGACGGGGTGATCAGGTAGTTACTGATGAACATCTGCTGCCCGCGCAGCAGCCGCGGCGTGAACGTAACCAAAGCGTTCACCGTCTGCACCACGGGAGAGTTCAAGTTACCCGACACGGACGGGTCAGCGACCGCGTTGAAATAGCCGGTCACCTCGAAAAACGAAAGCTGCGTAGGAACCGAACCATGTAGTGTTCCTTGGCCGGACAGATGCGCGGCTGCTGGTGTTGGCATTAAGTCCGCCTCCCCGAATGGACTTGTTGAATGATTTCTTCGCCGTCCCGAATGTCTTCACCCCAACGCTGCGGCGGCGCGGCAGGAGCAGCTGGCGGTGCCGGCGGGGCCTGCAACGACCCGAGGAATGTAACTTCACCGTCCTCGTCCTGCTCTAACAGAATCCCGTAGCAGAAGTTAGCGAACCGGACGGTGCCGTTGATGCGGATTTCCACACGCCCACTCGGCCCGTTCATGTTCCGTTTAGGGGCCGGTTTCTTAGCGCGCGTCGCCATTTGTTACCTCTTCGTGGGGGCGACCTGGGTGGTGCCGTCGAACTTTTATTGTCCCCGGTGAGGTGCCCGCGGCGGCGCAGGCACGCTCGGAACTTGCCGGTTCGGTTGCGCCCGCGCACCGCGCCGACCGATAGAGCCACGCACCGGCTTATTTTTCTGGGTGCCCGGAATCTTCGTGTAACCGGCAGGTGTCTGACCGGACGGGGTGACTTTCATCAGGCCGCGGGGCAGCGAACGGTCATCGCCGGCGGCGTTCTTCTCGTTCAAGTCCCTCATCTGCCCGGCCAGGTCGGCGGCAGCTTTCATCGCCTCAATGAAGTGCGGAACGTCATCGGGATGCACATGGCGGGGCAGCTGAATGACAGCGTCGGGGCCGACGCTGATCTGCCACGCCCCGTGCGTCACCAAATTCCACCCATTGGGGTAGGCGTGGATCTCGGTTTGGGTTTCGGTCATGTCGGATCACCTCGCTTGCTGCGTAAACTTTCCGCAGTGAAATCCGGGCGAGACACCAACGGCACATGCTTACGGCACACCGCGAAGTTTTTGATGACAGTGAAAGCTGGGGTCCGTTTACCTAGATTGACACACGCCGCGCAATGGATCGTGACGTGCGATACCTGCTCTAGACGCTCGAAAATTTCCTCAGCCACGACCTGATTGTCGCAGCACAATCCAACTTTTCAGGACCGTTGGGTTGCGTGTCGTGTACAGCAGCTCCCCCGCGCGGTAGAAGCCGGCGTCCCGAATCTTTCCGGTGATCTGGTTGTAGTTGACGATTATCTTGTCGTCACCGCGGACCAGCACCTTGTGGCGACGCCAAAAGAACAGGTTCATGGTCGCCGCCTTTCATGCTGCCGGTTCTCCGGGTGTCCCACGATGCCACACAACCTTGCCTATCGGTACGTGGGTGTAAATGAATGTGGACCCGAGTTGACACAGGTATTCGTAACTCCGCCCGACTTTACAAGGCCTGCTGCGCGGGGTGTGGTCCGGGGTCTCCGACTCGGCGGACCTCGGGGGTTCGGTGGGCATTGGATGTTCAGAAAACATAGCTGTCACCGGCTTCGTCAGAGCACTTTGATCCAAGGTAGGAGTGGCAGGCGTCACAGACTTGGAGGCGCGCCGGGCGCGCCTCCAAGAGGTGAAAAATTTAGTCCCGGGACGGCGATCGCGGTGTGGGCGGCGCGTCGCTGTTGGCCGCCCCGGAAGTTAGGCCGGGGACGGTGGCTTCATCTTGGGTATCACGTTAAACCTGGCCGTCCCCGGAGTCTGATTACTTAACTTTCGGTTTACGCTGCGCAGCCCGGAACTGGCGGCGCACATCATTGGAGATACGGCCACGCGTAGACACCGTGACGTTGTTGGCTTTGGCCCAGTTGCGGATCGCTGTGTTGCTGGTCGCCGACAACTTGACGCCCCGGCTAGACGATGACGCGCGCAGACGCTTCTTCCCCGACGCGTGCGCCGTGTACCGCTCGAACGCACGATCGAACTCGGCGGCGCTCTCCTCGCTCAGGTCGATGCTGTACTGCACGTTGTTGATGGTGAACTTCCGGGTCGCCTTCGCGGGCTGGCCGGTGATATCGTCAACTATCTCGACGGTTCGTTTCTTCATTGGGATTCCTTTCGGGTGAGCGGGACGGCGGCACTGACTTGGGTCGCGCTGACGGTTGGCCGTCCCTTAATCCCAGAATACCTAATTGCCGTTACCGACGCTAATCCGCGATCTCCGATACCCATGTCCGGTAGTCCGTGTAGAGCCAACGTAACCGGTCTGCGATAAGTTCGGCGTGTTCACGCTCAGAGAAGTAGCCCTTCACCACGGGGCCGGATGGCCCTTCGGCATGCACCATCCATTTACAGCTACTCATATCGCACCCTTCGCGTCGTCTGCCGTCAGGTAATGCGTAATCGTCTCCCACTTGCTGTCCCCGGCAGCCCGCTGCGCCAAACGCCACAGGTCACCAGTCTGGTGCACCAGGTATTCCCAGTCGTCTTTACGGCAGAACCAGAACGAACCACGCCGCTCCCAGTTACCCATCCTCAGCTTCCTTCCCCTCGACCGCGGCCATCGCATCATCCAGGTAATCAAAAGGACCCAACTCGACGCGTTCAGCTGAGCCGGCGTCCCCAAGATCCCAGGTCTGCTCGACACCGTAGACCCTCCACCTGCTGCGGCTACCGTTAATGGTCCAGTAGTATTTCTTGCCGGCCTTGGTGTAGGAGGCCGAATAGCTCCACTCGTCAGTCACAGTCTGCGCCTCCTAGTGGTTGGGGGACGGCGAACTCCCCATGGGTATCACGTCTGGCTTGGCCGTCCCTGGCTAAATTATACACCACCTGGCTGGCCTTTCAAAACTGTTAACCCGCCACGCCGCACCACCTCCAGTTATTACACGGAAAACCGGTGCGAATCTAATTCGCATGGCTTACCAACTCGGCTTAAAAGCACCCGTACCCGGCGCGATCCCGTTGCGACTCGCAACCTACCTCGACTTTATGAAACTCCCAACACCACCCGCAGTGTTCGGTCACTACGACCTGATCGACAACTGGGAAATGCTGGGCAACGACGAATGGGGCGATTGCGCTTTTGCGGGCGCATGTCACCAAGAGATGCTTTGGACTAAAGAGGGCGGCCACGAAGCCGACTTCAACTCGCCAGTAGACGGGTTCGACAACGCGGCCCTAGCCAACTACGGCGCGGTCACCGGATTCGACCCCAGCGACGGCCCGTCCGGGGACAACCCAACCGACCAAGGCACCGCAATCAGCGACCTCGCCGACTACTGGGCGCACAGCGGCCTGGTGGACTCCGACGGCACCCGCCACAAAGTGGCCGCCATTGTCGACCTAAACCCCGGCGACCTGCGCGAACTGTGGGTAGCCACCTATCTGTTCCAGTCGGTGGGGCTTGGGTTCGCCGTCCCGCAGTCAGCTATCCAGCAAGCCCAGCAGGGAGAGGTCTGGGATGTTGTCCCGGGCAGCCCGATCGTCGGCGGCCACTACGTCCCAAGCGTGGGCCGCGTAGACGGCGGCAACGGCATGGTAGTGACCTGGGGGCAGCTCCAAGAATTCACGCCACGGTTCTACCAGAAATACAATAACCAGGGCATTGTTTGCTTGAGCGAGGAAATGCTCGTCAACATGAAGTCGGTCGACGGCTTCGATGACAAGACCTTGAGGGCCGACCTTAGGGCGCTCTAATGTTCGACGCTCTACACCGCGCCTACAAAGCATTCACATCAGGTGTCGTTCCAGCACACGACGTGACCGAGTCGCATCGATACACCGTCCATTACCCGGACCACCAGCCGAGACAGTCGGATCCACACTATAAGGATTTCGAGGCGTACCGGCGACGCACTAAGGCGACCGCAAAATGCTCAGTCGGTGAAGCGCGAGGGGACTTCACCGACTGCCAACCCGGCCCCAACTCCTGGCCCACCGGCCTCGAACTACACCATGACCACGTCGAATTCGCCCTAGAAAATGCTGTAGACCTGGCGTTATTAGACAAGGTTTACCCCGGTGTGTCGAACCCTGACGAGGTCGGAGCGTGGGTAGAGTCCGCTGACAACCTCGTATGGCTCTGCACGTTCCATCACCGCGGCCACGGCGGCGTACATGTAGCAAGCAGCTCTGATTACGAGGCGGAACGCTTCATTAAGGGGCTGATCAGCTGATGGTTTTGCGTTCAAGCATGGAGTTCGCCAAGCGGGTGTTTATCGACCGGTTGACCACTGACCAGTACGGCAGTCTCGTGCAGCCGGACATCGGGAACTTTGATGAAGGCCCGGGCGACGAGTACGACTACGGCGGGTGCTACGACCCAGACAACTTGGGTATCGGGGCGGACTGTTCTGGTTCGGCGGGCATCTTCCTGGGTGCCGCGCTTCTCGGGCCGGCTGGGATGTCGTGGGATCGGCAGTTCACCACGGAAACGTTCTGCAACTGGCCGCCGGGGAACTGGCGGCAGACAACGCAAGAGGACCTGGTCAATAACTACTATCCGGCAAAAGTTTGCATTATGCACGGTGGTGGTGGACCGGATTCTCACATGAACTGCAGCGTCGATGGAATTGTGATGGAATCCAACGGCGATTACGGAACTTGCACTTTGGGGCATGGGGCGATCGCCCAGGACGATGATTATTGGAATGACTGGTGGGTTCTTGATGAGCCGGTCGTTGAGGACACCACGTATCGGACTCCTATGGTTTATCCGCAGGGTTTTGATTATGCGGTGGGTCCTATTTCTGGAGCTGATCTGAAAGCTGCCGGGAAGTCTTTTGTGTGTCGGTATGTGACGCCGTCGTTGCAGTGGAAATGTTTGCAGCCGGGCGAGTTCCAGGATTTGGTTAGCAATGGGATTGTTGTGGTCTTCAACTATGAGGGCGAAGGCAACGGGATGTTGAACGGGAACGCGCAGGGCATTCAGGATGCGCAGGAGGCGTTGAATTATATCCGCAGCTTGCCTGGTGTGCCGGCGGGATATAATCCGGTCGTTTATTTTAGTTGCGATTTCGATGAGTCACCTGATCAGGATGGCGCGCTGCAGGACTACCTGGCGGGGTGCGCGCAGGTGTTGGGTGGTGTTCAGTATGTGGGGATTTACGGTGGGTATTGGCCGCTTTCACGCATGTTGGATGCCGGGGCGTGCACCTACGCGTGGCAGACGGAAGCGTGGAGCGGCGGCAATCTTGATGCCCGCGTAAACATAGTCCAGCGCAACGGCGTGGGCTTCCAGAATTTCGACGGTGTTCAGTGTGATGCTGATGAAGCACACACCGATAATTTCGGGCAGTACTTAGGAGGAGATATGCCGGAGAGTACAGCGGACCTGATCTTGGACCAGCTGGCCGGCCCGCTTAACACGGACGGTACTCGTGGTTGGGCGCAGCTGGGGAACCGGTCGATCGTGGACTTCCTGGCCCAGGTTGTGGGGCCTGCGTTGACGCAGATACAGGCCACCGTCACCGCGGGGAATTCGAAAGCCGCCAAGGTTGATGTGCCGGACACCGAACACGATCAGTCGAAGATCCCGCCGAAGAAAAAGTAGCCCGGCGTTACGCCGGCGATCACAAGTTTATAGAGAGGAAGCGATATGACTACACCAGGGTCTGCCGATGAGGCGATCTTTGATGCTGTGAGCGGCACCGATCAGAACGGCAACGGGTTGTCATACGCCGAGGTGGCGTTCCTGTATGACGCGCACCTGCTGGGGTTGTCGAAGGACTACGCGTTTCCTGAGGGCGGCAATGTGTCGTTTTCTCGGCTGGATGCGATCACGACGTTGGCGAAGATCTTGTCGCGCACTCATTCGCATTCGGACGGTAATGACTACGACGTGTGGGATGCGATTCAGACGATTTTGAAGTGGGTGTTGCAGCAGGATGTGCACATCAACGACAACGAAGTTAACTCGGTGAATTACAAGAAGCCGGTGGCGGGTTCCGCGGAGGTGCCTGCCCGGGTGCGTCCGACTGGGGCTGCTCCGCCGGTTCCTCATGGTGACTACCCGGGGCCTGGTGGTGGGCACAGTTGGCATCCGGGTTGGGGGCCGCAGGGGTGGGGTCCGGGTTGGAATAACCCTTACCCACCTCCGCCGTGGTGGTGGCAGCCGCCTACTGGGCAGCCTTATAACCCGCCGCCTCCGCCGTGGTACGGGCCGTGGCCGTGACATGGACCAGCTCCTCGTTTGGGAGCGGAATCTCATAGGCGAATTCATCGCCCACGTGGAGGACAAAATGTTTTTTCGGATCGCCCCGAGCATCAATTATGGGTGCAGTTTGTGGCTGATCCGTCGCAGCGACCACCTGTTGGGTGGGTTGCGTAATCCGCTGGGTTGGTTCGCCTCCGAAGAAGACGCCCAATCTGCCGCTGAAACGTATCTATAAAGGAAGGTTGCTGTGGATCCCGATGCGAAGGAATGTTTCAAAACTGCTTCTAATTTGTTGCAGCAGGTGACTGGGTGTCAACCATCGGTGGCGGCGCTGATCGTGGAGCAGATCGCGTTGGGCACGATCCGCTGGGAGCCGGACAAGCCGGGCGCGCAGCATCAGCGGAACGCGGAATTGTTCGCCGCCTGGTCGGCAGGTTTCGAGGCACGCGACAAGCTGGACTCCAACTTAAAGGACGTGAAGCAGTGACCAGTTCCATTCCGATGGTGCAGTTGATGCATCAGCTTGACGGTACGACGTGGAATCCGGTGGGCACACTGTTCACTGTCGACGGGACCGTGTATCCGGGTGCGCCGGGGATACCGTTACCGTACGCGGGTTTCGCTTCCGACATTGCGTGGGGTTTGATGACGGTCGCTGACGGTATGTGGTTGTGGGATCCGATCGCTTACCCGGCGGCGGTGTCACCTATGGGCGCGTCGGTCAGTGTTGGGCGGGCGAACCTGGTGGCTTCGATCATGGCGACCCCGGCGGGTTGGCCGATCGTCATGTCTGGTTACAGTCAGGGCGCGATGGTGGTGGACCAGTGCTGGGTGGGTGACTTCCTGAACCCGTCGGGTGTCCTGCACAACCGGCTGGGTGATGTGAAAGCGATCTTCAACTATGGGGATCCGATGCGCTGCCCGGGGGTGTCGAACGGGAACGCGTTAGCGGGCATCCCGGTGCCCGGCGAGTCGAACGGGCAAGTTACCGGCGGGATCGCCGGTCCGCTTTGCTTGACCGCCGCCCAGACACCCGACTTTTTCTTCTCCACGAACCTGCCCGGCGACCTGTACGGGTCGGCCCCGGTTGGGGCTAATCCTTGGACAGCGGAGTCGAAAGTCGGTGCCGTCGAAACAAACATTTTCAACATCGTGCAAAAGGCCACGTTCCTTGACATCATTTCCATCGCGAAGGATTTGTTGACCCCGATCGCCACCGTCGAGGGAATCATCAACGGTCTGGTGTTTTTCTCCGCCGGCCAGAATGCGCCGCATTGGCAGTACGGACCTTACGTCGGTGCCGCTGTCGGTTGGATGGTCGACACAGGCCTCTCATTGATTGGACAAGCCGCGTGAAGGGGGCTGAGTAGTGCAACGTTTCTTTAGTAGTCTGCTGGATTTTTCCAGACTGGTTAGGGTTTATCAGACCGCGCCGGTTCTGGTGATCATCAATTTCTTCGGCACGGTGACCGTCCCCGGCGACGACGAACTGGAAGTTAGCGACGCAGAAGAATCGAAGCCGAAAAAAACGGGGTAAACACTCCCCGGCTCTGCGTGTCGTAGCCTCTTTTTATCGGCGTCGCTGCGAACCTTAAGACGTGCGCAAAGTGTACTGGTGGAGAGAAGGTTGTACCGGGCACGAACACGTCGGCGGCAATAATTTCGGTGACGAACTCGTCCCGTTGATGCTACAGCTGCTGGAGGTGCGGCAGTTCGAATGGTCGCCTCCGGAGGATTCAGATTTCGTTATCACCGGGTCGGTTCTTGAGCATTTGCCGAGGGGCTGGGCGGGCACTGTGTGCGGCGCGGGGATGCTGCACGAAGGTTCGAAAATCAACGTAGGCAAGGCCACCGTTTTGGGTGTGCGCGGGAAGCTGACGCTGGAACGTTTGAAGGGTTTGAAGAATCCTGAGGATGTGGTGTTAGGCGATCCGGCTTTGCTGGTTCCGGCGTGGATACGCCAGTATCAAGGCAAATGGGATCTCGGTATCATTCCGCACTGGTCGGACAAGGAGTTGTTCCAGCGGTACCCGTACGGGCATTTGATTGATGTACGGAAGCCTCCGCTTGATGTTGTTGAGGACATCGCTAAATGCAAGCGCGTCATCAGCTCTAGCCTGCATGGGATTATCGTGGCGGATGCTTACGGCATCCCGCGGCAAGCGGAGTTGTTCCCGGACGCTTTGAAACGTAAGCAGCATGAGGGCGGCGACTTCAAGTGGCTGGATTACGCCTCCAACTTTGATGGCGACCCGCATTTCGGTGAACTGTGGAAAGCTCCGCACGATCGGGTGGCGGCTATGCAGCGGGATCTGCGGCAGATGCTGGCCACTGCGATGAGCATGGCCCCGCCGTTGCACACCGCGCCGGAACCGGTGCGGGAGAAGAGCAAGTTTTTCTGCTGGATGCCGAAGAAAAAACCTCAGGTGTCGTTGTTGGTGCCGTTCCGCGACGACAACGAGCACCGCGTCAGGGTGTGGCATTGGCTGAAGCGGTACTGGGAGGCGAACCTTAGCTCGTTGGAGATCATCGAGGGCCACGACCCGCATTACCCTTTTTCCAAAACCACAGCGGTGAATGATGCCGCTAGTCGGGCGCGGGGCCGGATCTTCGCGATCATCGACGCCGACACCTACCTGGACGCGAGGTGTTTGCAGCAGTATCTCGACAACATTGATGCGGCGGTGAAGTCCGGGAAAAGGATGTGGTACATCCCGTACAACCATCTGTATCGGTTGTCGGAGGAGGCCACGAGGGCTTGTTTGGGGTGTGATCCGGAGGAGACGTACATGGTTCCGCATCCTCCGCCGCCGAGTTGGTTGGAAGATGCGGGTATGGCTAAGCATGATGCTGCCGCGAAGTCTTCGGGGCATCAGTACGGTGCGTTGGCTCAGGTGGTGCCGCGTGAGGCTTTCTTCATGGTGAATGGTATGGATCCGCGGTTCCGTGGCTGGGGCGGCGAGGACGTGAGTTTTATGAACGCGGTGGATACGGTGTATTGCCAGCATTGTTTAGGTACTAATGATGTGGTTCACATGTATCACGCCCGTCCGGGTATGTCGTGGGATACGCGGCGTTGGGTGGGGCAGCCCGATGTTGTGGCTAACTCGCGTTTGACGCAGCGTTACACGATGTCGAAGTCGGAGCCAGGTTTTATGCGGGCACTCGGGAGTGAGTATGAGCCGCCGCGGGATGTTTTGAAGAAGCACTGGTGGACGCGGGATGCGTGATGGACGCCATCGAGGTTGCTGCCAGGTTGCTTGTTTCCCCGATCCGTTGCCTGTACGCGCACCTGTATCGGGCTGGTCTGCTTGATATCCGGGGCCGGCAAACGTCATATGGGTGTCATTCGTTTACTGGCCGGCCCCGGTGTCACCAAGCATACATCCGCCACGCCGCCGAAGACAACCCGAACTAACGCCACAAGAATCTACGATTAGTTCGCCGACGAAAGGAAAAACAATGGCTGACTCCATCGACATCGCCACGCTTAAGGCTGAGGTTTTGTCCGCTCTGACTGATGTCGAGACTGTTCTCGCTGACGCTTTAGCGGTAGCTAATTTGGTGAACGAACTGCCCGACCTTCCGGGTGTGACCACGGTCAAGAAGTTCGTCGCCGACGTTACCCCTTGGGTTGAGAACGCCGAGACTGTTCTCAAAGATGTAGTCACGTTCCTCGATGGCGCGTAGTTTCCGGCTGCGGTCCGCCGTGGCTAGTCTGACGTCGGCGTCGTTTTGGATTGATGTCGCTGAGCGTGCTGTGCGTTCGTTCGCTCAGGGCACGCTGGCGGCGATGGGTGTGGGTGCGGCGAACTCTGTTCAGCCGGGCTTGACGGTGTCGGTGCCGTGGCATGTGGCGCTGGTCGCTGGCTGTGTCATGGGGGTGCTGTCGGTGCTGTCGTCGTTGGCCAGCACTCCGGTCACCACCTCCGACCCTTACACGGGGTCGTTTCTTGCCGCGCCGCCGAACCAGGCGGAGCATGTCCGGTCTTTTTGTAGCTTCGGGAGGAGCTGAATGTTTATCGGGGATCAGCCGCGTTCCGGGTCTGGGCAAACGGCGTACAGTTTCACTCCCGAATCAGGGTATGTGGAGGTTTCTACCACTTCTACAACTGACAGCATTTGGCCTCCGGAGTTCCAGCCGATGGAACTCACGTGGGATGAGGCGGTCGAGTACGACAGCCGGAGACACAATATTTAGGACTGCCAATCAATTCGGCGGCGCATGCCATATTTAGTATGCGTGCCGCCCGAGTTGTGAGGAGTAGCTGATGTCGGTCATGGCGTGGCTCCCGTACGTGCCGGCGGCTCTGACTTTTTTGGGTGTCATTTTGGCACCGGAACTTGGGCGTCGGGCGGGCAGGAAGCAGCTTCAGGCGGCGGTGGTTGCGGCTAACGCTGAGATGAAGAAGGCTGTGGCCGATGAGCGGGAGTCGGCTACCAACGAGTGGGCGAAGATCACTGAGGCTATGCAGCGGTGGAACGAATCGTTGGCCACTCGTCTGGCGGAGGTGGAGAAGCGGCTTGGTGATGCTGAGATCCGGTCGGCTGCTGCTGAGCTGAAAGCTGACCTGGCTGAGAAGCATTACCGGATCGCGATCGCCTATGTTCGGCAGGTTATCCGCTGGTTGGAATCGAACCGTCCGGGTGAGAACTTCCCGAAGGCTCCGCCGGAGCTGGAAGACGATCTGCTTCCGTAGTATCCGGGACGGCAATTCATTGTTGGGTGACATACACGCCATGGCCGCCCCGGATAATGGTAATTCTACCGGAGTGGCAACCAGATAAACAGCGGTCAGCGGCCCACAATTGGGCCGTGGACCTAGCGTTACCTCCTGAAATATCTTCCGTCCAGATCTACACCGGGCCTGGTGCGTCGCCGCTTGTCGCTGCTGCGACAGCGTGGGCCGACACCGCCGCCGAGTTGGAGCAGTTCTCCACCAGCCAGACAGCTATCACCGGTGCCATTCCGTGGTTCGGGCCGTCCGCGCAGGCCATGTCGGTGGCCAGCGCCGGAATCTCCAACTGGGCCATGGATTCAGCTATTCAGGCCGCTTCGATGGGTGTCGGAGCGACGATGGCCGCGGCTGCTTTCGAAACTGTGTACGCCACGATCACACCACCGTTTGAGGTGTTCGAGAACCGGACCAGGTTAGCGATGCTGATCGCCACCAACATTTTGGGGCAGAACTTCCCGGCGATCGCCGCCACCGAGGCCCAGTACGGGGAGATGTGGGCGCAGAACATCGCGTCGATGTCCGCGTACCAGGTGTCATCCGTCGCGGCCACGAACCCGTTGAACGGGTTCGCCGTGTTGCAGGAGTTCATGTCCGGCCTGTCCGACATCTTCGCGCCAGGATCCAACACAGCCACAACCGGTTTGCCTGGCCTTTTGAACCTGATCAGCGGCGCATCCGGGTCAGCGTTCGGGACGTTCCTGAACAACAACTTCATCTCAACGTCGGTGCTGAACTCGCTCGGATCGTCCGGCTTCTACATGCCGTCGCAGTGGCTGTACCCGCTGATCGCCCTGTTCGAAGGCGCTCAGACTTCCAGCTCAGGTTCCAGCTCGGGCAGCTCTTCGGGTGGTGCCGTCTTACCGCCCGGGGTTTCACCGTATCCGGGATGGAATCAGGACCCCTACGTTGCCCCAACCCCGGGACCGGTGACGGGACGCCTGGGATGCGGCGCACGTATCGGCGGCCTCACCACCCCGCCCACCTGGGCGGCCCCACAAGCCCCGGGCGCACCAACGGCGCTGCGCCCGGCCACAAATACACCATCCGACGCCGCCCCCGCGGCGGAGGACTCGACACCACTACTGGGCCTGGGTGGACTCGCCGGCCTAGCCGGATTACGTGGCGGCACACCACCCAAAACGCAAAAACCGCCGCCGGAATACGGCATCAAATCAACAGTGATGCCTAAGCATCCACTCGGAGGATAAAAGATGAAAGACGAAACGGCGCTCGAAGCCACCCAGGTGTGGGTGGTGGAGTACACGTCCATAGGCAGCTTGGCGCGTACCTCGTTCTTTTGGAGCGAGACGCACGCCCAGCAGTGGTTCGACTTCTGTGCAGCCGACGCCACGAAGTCAGGTAAGGCCGCGCCGACGCTGTACGTGTCCGGTGTGAGCTTCACCGAAGTCACCCCAACGTAGTGAACCGCCGCCGCTTCCTCGGCCTTGTGGGGCTGACGATGGCGGCTGCGGTCACCGCGTGGGAGTTCGTGCCGCAGATCAAACAGGCTGCTGGTGCGACGCGGCAGTTCTTTACCCGCGGCACGTATGCGGCGTGGGACCGGCCTGGAGTGCCGCCAACTTTAGTTATGGTAGCTGTACTATTGTTGGCGCTGCTGTTTCCGCAGCCGGCGCACGCAGCCGGCAACGTTGGCGCGGTCGCTCGGGCGCAGTCGGCGGTCGGCAGCGACATGTTCGGCCCGTACGGGTGCGGCATGTTCGTCGCCTGGGCGTACGGCATACCGGGCATCGGCTACTACACCGCCTCCGACTTCTACCAGGCCATGCAACACGCAGGCCGGATCCATCCGCCGGCTGATCCCGCACCGCCCGGATCGATTGTGTTCTCCAACGGCGCTGACGGCGGACACGTCGACATCGCGGTTGGTGACGGAACCTACATTTCCGGGGGCGTCATGGGCTTCTCGCCCGGCTACGGCAATGGCCACAACGTTCAGGTCCTGCCCGTCCCGAACACCTCACCTGGTGCGGTGTATCTGGGTTGGAGCGATCCGCCGTGGTGAGCAAAGTGTTGGTCGGGTTGATGCTGGCCGGGATGCTGGTCCTGCTGTCCCGCTACATCACAGCACCGGAGTGGTGGTGCCACGGCACCGACATCCCAACCAAAGCCCTCATCGGTGACTGCTACGTCTTCGGCGAGGTCCGGTGAAGATGCCCGGGGCGTGGGGCGGGTATTGGGTTACGCGGGTGTCCTGGCCGCCCCGGGCACGCCTGGTGCAAGGTGCTGTCACCTGCGGAATCTGGTGGTGCTTACTGATAGATGTGATCGGCAACTGGGCCGGTCAAAGCCACAGCGCGGACTCATCGTTCGTACCTATCATCGTCGGCACCGCCGTCGTCCTAGTCTTCACACACCCCGTCGCGCTGGCGCGCGTCCTAGACCGGTAAATAAGTGACAGTGCGCCGATAAAAAGCCTTCCGTTAAGTCGCGGGGTGCTCGGTTCCGAGTACGAAGGTGCCCCGCTTGACGGTGTGGTCAAGTACAACCGCCACGCCATAGAAGCGCGTCAACTCCCTGCCGAACCACTTCTCGGCGTCGAGTGGGTGCAGGTAGAGATGACTAGGCTCCGGTTGGAACAGGGCGTCCTTATGCCGCTGAACCGCCTTCAAAATCGAGCCGTGGGCGTATATCGCTTCATCCACAGTTCTCACGGTAGGCGTTCCTCTCTATGCCGATAACCATGCGTTTCGTCAACTATGGGTAGGCGTCTCGGCGTGACGTGTCGCAGCTAGGCATTGAATCAGCATTTCGGCGATCATGTCCGGTGTCAGGTCCACGTTGCAGCTAGGGCCGCGGCGCGCGTGCTTGTACCAGCAAATCCTGACCTCGCCCCATTCGAAGTTGGGCGGGCAACCGTCTGGATGTGTGTCGCCGTCGCACCAGCAGTAAGGGCGCATGGTGAAAACGTCAGTGACGAAAGGCTCCCCGCCGTAGTTGTCCGTCAGTGGATAAGTTGGTTCCTGGGTGATGTTCCCGACGACGCGGGCTATCTCATCACCGATGGCGCGGAGGGCGGCTACAGCCAGCTCTGAGCATTCGCGCTTCTGCCAGGGGGTATTACTGAACCCGAGTTGCCCCAACTCGGGCATGAAGCCGTCCACCGTTGACCTTATTTCTGGTGTGTTCTTGCGCCTTGGGCCAGCAACCCGGGCGCGTGTTCCTTCGCGTGATGCCCACAGAACTGCAGATCCAGACCGCTGGCCAGCCGAGCGACGCTGGTCGCTGCTGCCCCGCACCGATCGCAACGTTCAAGCCGAGACTCGTGCGTATGCTGGGCCAGCAGCTCCGGTGCCTCAGTAACAGTTACGTCGGTCATAACCCCATCCCTTTCGGGTTGATCGGATGGACCATGGTGTCGTCGGTGAGAGCGCCGGTGGAGTCTAGCGTCACCGCCAATATCGCCGCCGCATGCAGCGCCTCAGCACCGACAACGCCGTCATTCAACGGCACCGACAGCACCGCCCACCTGCCGTCTGCGCGTTCATCGAGCGCGAACTCCCAGCTGGCTCCGTCATACCGTAGAGCACGCGCCGCGCGTTCCACGAATTCGTCGTCTACAGGTAGAACCATCAGTTCTCCTTGGTCCGGGCGGTGCGGGTGGCCGCGATCCGTTTCGACACCTTCTTCGCTACGGATTCGGTAGCTGCATCATGCTCGCCGGCGGCGGCTTCTTTGTGGAGACGCTCCGCCTCTTTCCACAGATCTTTGAGGAACGTTTTAGCGACGATCCGCAGGGCGCGCCGGTTCTTGTGGCCGTCCCGCAGGTCCGACCCGACCGGGGCAGGTTTACCTGGTGTGCCGCACGGCGGGCACGGATGGGTGTGCACAGCGTCCTCGTATTTAGCGCGGGCCTGGTCGTACACCACCCGGTACGGTGAGCCTTTACGGTTCCGTTCGGGCTGCGCGACCGCGATCATGCACCGCTCAGCGATAAGGTAGACCCGCATTTTGGCTTCGTCGTTCCAGTTGGCCAGCTCACCGCGGGTGCGTCGCCGCCCGGCACCGTCAACGGGTGCGAGGCCGCAGTACGAATACAGTTCGTACAGGCCGCGGGGCCGGTCGTCGCCGTCGTGCCAGTAAGGGTCGCCGAGCGCGCCGAGTAGGCGGGCGAACTGCTTGGCCCCGACACCGGTGATCGGCTGCGCCCACGTCCACAACGGGTGGCTTCTCATGACCCGTTCGAGGTTCTTTATCGCCATGTCCAGGGAGTCGTCCAGCGCTTCCACTAGGGCTTCCAGCCTGCGCACGTCGGGGTGGTCGGTCGGCAGCCCGAACCCGCGGTGTTTCCCGTCGCTGTCCGCTTCGGCCCTGGTCAGCTGTCGCAACCTGTTTTGGTTTGCGTTGCGGACGTTCTCCAGGTCGTCCACAACATCGGCGGACAGCCGCAGGAACGGCGACCGCAGGAAAGAGCCGGGGACAGCGGCAACGGTCTGGGTATCACGCACGTTCTGGCCGTCCCTGGGGCTTGTGGGTGCAGGCAGTATCTTCAGGCTTGGCCGCCCCGGCAAGTTGACCTTGGTTGACGTTCGTTGCTTGGCTGGGGCGACGATCTTGGCGGGTTTCTTGGCAGGGTTGGTCATGGTAGGTCCTCAGGGTCTAGTTCGCGGGCGGTTTCAACACCGGCTTTACGCATCCGCAGAGCCAGGTCTTCATAAAATTCGGCTTGTGCGACAACCAGCGCCGCGTCTTTGCGTCGCGCTACAGCGCAGAAGTCCAGGTCGTCGGCGGTGCAGTCACCCACCAACTTCCACCCGGTTCCGGTGCAGATTTTGGACCGGAAAATGTTCTCCCATTTCACCGAGCGGATAGCTGCGACGTTCGCTGACACCGACTGACGTGTTGACGGTGGCCGCCGCATCGCGGCGATAGCGGTGTTGCGTTCGAGGCGCAGCAGGTCGGGAACCACCATCCGTAGGGCCTGCTCGTAGAACGCGAGGACCATTTCGGGTGGCGTGTTTTTGACGACCGCGGCTGCGATGACGTCGGGTTGGGAGCGTGGCCGTCTAGCGGCGATGTCCCGGACGAATGAGCGTAGTTGCATTTCCGGGTCTTCCTGGTTTTGTTTGAGTGCTGCTGTCATACATAAATTATATCACACCCGGGTGCTATTTGGAACTTTACGTGAACCAGCTATCGCAGCACTGACACTTGAGGCAGTGCGACTCCCGGCTGCATTCGCCACACGGATCGTCAACGTCAACTACTCGCGGAATGCCGAGGTAATCAAGCAGGCCTGGTTGCTTCGCGTCGATGAACGCGGCCATCTCGGCGCGCCGCTCAGGTGTCGGACGCATCATGGCCGTAAAGATCCTTCGCACGGGTGATGTTCAAACCGGCACTCACCATGCCAACCATGCCTACACATAACACAAACACACAAACACACACGACCACGACGGAACCAGCTAAGCGTCATCATCTGGTGCCTTGTGTCCGCACTTGATGCAGTAGCCGCCGGCGTCGGTGAACAGGCTCGGGTACACCATGTGACAATCGGAGAGCTGTTCGATGCTCCAACGCCACCAGCGGATATGCTCCTGCATCAGCACGGTACGCGTCCTGCATTTCTTACTCACGATGTCAGGCGCAGTTCAACGCGGTGGACCCTCGTGGTGGTATGGACATTCGGATCTCCGGTGGTAACTTCCACTCGGTATGCTGTGGGCCGCACATCATCGATACAGTCTGGCGATACTCCCAGCAACGCGGCCATCGCGTCGTGTAAGCGCGCTTGATCTTTGCTCATGGTTCTCCTCGTTTGGTCCGGGGCGGCGTCGGTCGTTGGGAAACATTCCGGCTATGGCCGCCCCGGTAGCTTAACTATGAATAGATGAAGTAGGTAGGTTTAATGTGGACCCGGAGCCGTGCGGACGCCCTGTGGTCCCGTAGGACATGGCCTTTATGGCACTGCGCCCCGGGTCCAAGCATCTTAGTCGACGCGGCCTTCGCGTGTCCACGCCTCCGGTTCGCCGACGGTGATCGAGTTGATCTCATCTTTGAGACCAGCTGGTACCTCTACAGTGTCGCTGCCCATTTTTCCTCCTCTCGTTATGTTGAAGTGGTCAGGAAATCTGTGCGGCGTATTGCTGCAGCGCCTCGAATTGTTGTTGCAAGGTAGCTAGCACCTCGGCGGGGGCCGGGGATGTAATGTTTTCGATAGCTTCAGCTAACTCGGTCAACGCTGCTTGCACCTCCGGGATGCCGAGACCTGCACGTAACGGTCCAGAAGAAACTTGCATAGGAGACTCCGGCGGCGGTGTTTTAGGTACGGTGTTACGAGTCAGCCACCACCATCCGGTGCCATCACCGAGTGGCCTGTTCTGATGGTCACGCCGCCGGGATTCGCCGAGGATGCTGGGAGCGTGGACCAGCGGTCCTTTCGCTAACAGGATGCCGTCGGGCAGGACAGCGATGTTATGTGAGGTGTGGGCGGTGCCGTAGATCGGGACCCGCGACGACGGCGGCCAGTGGTGTCCCCTCTCGGCTGGGCCGGTCACCTGGCCGAAGATCTCACCGCCCAAGGTTTCAATGTCAGCGTCGGTGAGGTTAGATTCGACGGCGAAGATGTCGCCCTGCCGTTCGACCTGTATGCCGCCGGCTTCGGCGTCCACCACCGATGGTGGTTTCAACGCTTCGCGGGCCTCGGCGATGCCGCTGACCGGGTGGGGTAGGCGGCACAGGAAGTACAGCGGCGGCTCTTCCTGATCGTCGTACCCGGACAGGTAGTAGCGGTCGCCGATCGTGAACACCGACTCCATCGCTTCGCTGGTTTCGATGACTTTCGGGGCCGGGTCTTTAGGTGATCGTGCTTGGCGGAACGCTTCCCTGGCGTAGGGGAGCACGGGGGCGTGAGCCTTTTTGGCTTCATGCATGAACCGGTCGCGCCAGTATTGCGCCGGGATTGTCGGGTGCGAAGCCATCGGTGTGTCCAGGCTTAGGAGGTAGACGCCGTTGTCGCGTTGCGCTAGCTGCCATCCGCCGGTTCTGCGGTACAGCTGGTGGTTCACGATGTACAGGTAGTTTCTGTAGTTCGTGACCCAACGTCCGTCGTCTTCTTCTCCGCGCAGGTATGCGCGGAGACATTCGTCGGCTTCTTTGAAGTAGTCCGGTTCTTCGTCCGGTTGCGCGTCGGGTTCCGGTTCGGGTGACAGCCCAAGAACCCCGCGGATGCGGTCCCGCATGTAATCGTAGAACGGCATGCCACCACCTCCCGTTTAAGCCAGTCCGCTACACTAAATTATACGCTACCCGGCTGGCAGGTCTAGCACCAGTCGAAACGATACGAATCAGGAATCTGAAACGCCTCCGACTCCTGCCCAGGAAACAAGCCCAGCATCAACATCAACTTGACCGCATCATCAGTGTCGGTCGCGTAGTGAGCTACCGTGCGCCGGGCCGCGGCGCGCTGCTCCTCACCGATATCCCCAACGATGCCGGGCAGCGGCGGAACAGTGCGACCGATCTGCTCTCCATTAGCGAAGCTCACGCGGTGTATCCAGAAGTCATGCTCGGACTGTATACCACCGCACTGGCATCAACCTACCTTATTCAGATAATCCTCAGATCAGTTTCAAATGCTCAGGCTTGTACGCTACCTCGCTGTGGTCGCCGATCTTCTTGGAGTGCACCACCCGCACATACACCCAGTCGGCACCCGCGCCTTTGATGTGCCCGATCTTGCCTTTGTACCCGAACTGGGGGTGCAGGATCCGGACATGCCGGCCACGTTTCCACGCCTCACCTACGCACCTGCGCCGTTTGCCGGGATCGTAGCGTCGTTCGGCCATGGGTCGTCTCTCCAATCTGAGCGCCGCCGCAACAACGGATTCGGGATACGCGCATCGCTCTTCGGGTGATACCAATATTTAGCTTGCGGATTCTGTTCAAAGAAACGCTTCGCGACCGGGTTCATCCCCTCAGTTAACTATCCCGGGGTGACCTGGCGGGAAAGCTCATGTTAATGTCTTCGTCTGGTGTCCACGCGCAGTCGGTGTCGTGCCCGTCCTCGAGCGTGCAGGTATACGGAACACCGTGCTCGTCGGTGCGCGCCTTCCAGCACAGGAACGGCTCCTGAGGCTGCCAGTGGATCCGCGCCGCCACCAGCTGCGGGCGGTCCGGGCGACCCAACTCCTCGTACCGTTTCAGAAGGAACTTGTACATGCTGCGGGCCGCTTCCTCATCCCGGTACTCGAACACCTTCACCGGTGTTCCGGCCTCGCCCCAGCGGACACCCCACTTGATGCCGCCGGCGTACCCGCTCACAGCGTCTCCGGCGTCAGGAGCATGGTGTTCTTTCCGAGGTTGGTGGCGTCGCAGTCCAAACCCAGGAACCTGGTGCCGCCCATGAACCGCTCGTAGCAGCGGTGATAGTGCCCGTGAGCCCACAGCTTCGGACAGGTGGCGTCGTAGACGCGGCGCACTTTGTCGCGGTGCACCGACGCCCCGTACAGCATGTGGTCCGGGAATTCACCGCGCACCTGAGTCTTGAAGTCGGCTCCCACGCCAGGAATGTCAACCCCGGTCGGGCAGTCGTGAGCGACCACCACATCAACCGGAACGCCATCATCGCGGGACGCGTACTCGATGTCGTTCAACGACAACTCCTCACCGGCCCACCAGCCCACGTTCTCGGTACGCATGTACCTGTCCACCGAGAACGCACCACCCAACGCCATGAACCGTTTACCCCACCACGTCCACCGGAAC